AGACAGCTGTAGTTATCAACTTCAAGGGAAAGGAAAAATAAAATGTGGTATTTTAATATCACCGAAAACGGTTTTCAGGTTTTTGAGGTTTTGTCTGATTGTGTGAAGCCTAGTGGCATGTTCCATACAGTGTCGTTGAAAGCGTCGTTGGATGGCGTGTTGTCTCATGTTCGTAGCGCTTATGTTGGGCGTAATGTGAGTGTGGATATTGATAATGCCACGTTTGATCTTGACGGTATGATGGTTGGCATGGTCAAAGTTTCGCTCGTTTGATTGGAGGTCAAATCATGGAATGGCATTGTTTTACCGTTGTTGACACGTTCACGGGGTTAGATCGTTGTTTTCGGTGGTGTGGGCATCCATGCGATTACTGCGGTGTGGATTACCGGTTTGCGATATTTGATCTAGATCGTGGCCGTTGGGTGCCTTTTATGGATTTTATCGACGTAGATGACGGAATTGCTTATTGTCATGGCATTGATTTTCAAGAGCTTGCTCGGAATTTTAATAGTGGGCCGTGGTGTTATGATGATTGATATGTCTATTGTTGTTGTCTTGTTTGCGATCCTGCTGATTGCTGCTGCGGGTGCTGAAGTGTTTTCTGAGGCTCCGCGTGATATGCGTGACGCAATGTGTTTTCTGGCCATGCTGATTGTGTGCGTGGCTATCGTATTGGGTTTTGTGGTGAAAAGGTTTTGAAATGTGTAGGGATGATATGAATGTTGCCGTGTTTGCGTCGCCGTTTGTGGGCGGTGGTGTGCGCCTGTGGTATTGTCCTCACGGTCAACGGTATGAGCTGAGGTATGTTGTCCAGTTTCGTGCACCGTGCGGTGGTGTATGTGGCGGGTCGGCCTTGTGTGCGTATGATGCTGGGGATGGGTCTCAGGTGGTTGATTTGATGCTGGATGCTATCGGTATTGCCAATACCCCACTACTGGATAGGGATTGATATGTATTTTCGTGGTTGGATGCATTCGTGGATATGCGGCACGTGCCCGGACGCTGATGGTTATTGGCGTTTGCGCGCGTTTTGGGCTGGGAGACAGCATAGGCGGAGCGCCACTGATCCTCCGAAACGTTGCCCTGATCGGCGGTTGTGGGAGGTCATGTGGCTGTATGGTGACAGTGATGCTATTGACGAATTGGAGTTTTAGCCATGTATGGTACTTTCGTGGCTCTCGCATACTTGAGGGATGCGCGCAAGCCTCCTATCGAGATCGGTTACGCGTCCTCATACAAGGATGCGGCGGATTTGGTTAAACGGTGGGCGGCTATACGGTCTCATATGGAGAATATCGGTTATTTTCGCGTTGAGGAGCGGTATTATGTTTAGGCGTGGTGATGATAGGCGTCCTATTTACCGTATGCGTGACTTTGATGATGCGATCATGGAGTCTCCTCGTATTGTCAAGGCTACGCGGGGGCATGCCAGAGAACTCAATCTCAAGCGGTATGACGGTGGATATGGTGACTATGAGTCGTGTTGCCGTGCCGTCAATATGTTGTGCGAGTTGTGGCGTGAAGCTCCTAGTGAGTGGTTTACGCAAGCGGTGGTTGCTGTATCTCGGATATGCGGGAGTCTGACTATGCGGGACGGACTCTCTGCCGCCCTGTCCCGCACGTTCGACATCGAATATTTGGACGGTTCCATCAATCCGCCTAACCTGATTGCATGGTGTGCGGTCTGCGCGGTCAAGGGTGCTACGTCGTATGACTGTTGCACGGTTTTTGATGGTTCTCAGGCGAAAAAACTGATTATTGCTGTGTTTAAAAATTTTGATAGACTGGACACGACGCGATATAATGATATAGAATTGCGAAAAATCTTTGAATAGGAAAGGTGGAATTTCATGACACGAACGAAAACCGAAATTTTCCGCACGCGCGTCTATGCAGTGCTTAAGGGCATGGAATTGGTGGACGGCGATTTCTTGGAGGCCGAGCACGTTGTCGACGGACGCCTTAAGGACGCTCGCGCATATTCGATTCGTGCGAAGAAATTGTTTCCGAATTTCATTCCGCGTTCTGTCAACATTTTTTCGCAAAAGGTCTCAATGAATGAGGAGACTTTTTATAAGTATGCGACTTTTGAGGAACCGCAAGAGTGGAACCCCGAAGAACATACAAACAAACGACACACCGACATTGAAAATAATGACGGAATGTGATATAAAAGATTTTAGGCATAAGCCTGAAAAAAAATAAAATAACAACAATCCAGGAAAGGTTAGACAATGGGAAACACCGATACCGCACTTGTCGCGTTTAATACCGAGAACACCGAACTCGGCACCGTCCAACACTTTATTGACACCTCGACCCGCGAAGGCAAGATCAAGCTCTACTCGGCATTGCAGAACGCCGAAAAGCTTGACGAACACCTCAACGAGCCGCTGAACATGACGAACGCCGTCGCCCAGGCGGTACAGGTGACCGACGATCAGACGGGCGAAATCTCCAACACCGTGCGCGTCATCATCGTGACCGACGACAACAAGGCGTACGCGGCCACCTCCCCCACTCTCGCGGCGGGGCTGAACACCATGTTTGGGATTTTCGGCACGCCGAACGCCTGGACGGAACCGCTGTGCATCAAGGTGGTCGAACGTCGTTCCCGTCGTGGCTTCAAGTTTTTCAGTATCGAGCCGGTGGACGAGGAAACCAAGTGAGCTTGCTATAATAACTGAGTAGCGTTCATTTATGGAGAGCACCCAATCTTGGGTGCTCTCGCCATCTTAAGGACTGTGCCATATGTCTCGAAAGCAAAAACATGTCAAGGCACGTCAAGCCGCGCAAGCACGCGCCGCCCGCAACATCAAACAGCTTGGCGCTTACTCCCGCTCGAATCTCGCCAAAACCGCGGACGAACAACTGGTCAATATCGCCAAAACCTTGGGCAAGGAGTGGGAGCGTCAGAAGAAACAGGCCATAGCGGAAGCGAAAGCAACACCATACCGCGCCGCCGCCATCGAAAAGCCGACGAAGAAAGACATCATGTTCGCAGGGCGCACACCCATCACAGACGCGCAAATTGACGCGGAACCCGTGGCGAAACGGCGCAAACTCTTACGTCAGCAGCAGCGGAAGATCAATGCGGCACGACGAAAAGTCAACGAATGGAACAAGGCCCAGGCCATGCCCGCGAAAAGCGTGTACGACCAACGCGTGGACGAAATCACCGGCACCACCGGCGAAGGCTTCGGCCGCAATCAGATTATCCCGTCGAAACTCACCGATTTCCTGCAAATGACCAACGTGTTAGGTGATGAAGCGTTCGTTCGCTCTCAGCTGGAAAGCGGGCATCGTGACGAGTTGCGTGAGCAAATGCATGATGCCGCCGAAATACTAGGGTTGCGCACCGAACGGAAACGCAGACGTAGACCGTCCAAAAAGCGGAGGAAAACCGATCGATTCGACCTGTATGACGATGATGATTGGCCGTCCTATATGGGTCGGGGGCGTTATGAGGTGTTCGAAAAGATCTTGGCTACCACGCTCGGCTCGAAGCGGTTGAAACGATTCCGCCAACTCTCGGCCGCGCAAAAGAGGGCTTTCGTCGAACAGACAGACGCCCCCCGTATCGTGTTTGACTGGACGGTGTATGACCCGGTTCGGCACGGTTTCGTTTCGGCGTTCCGGGATAATAGCGAGGGCTATCAGCGTTCCCGCAGGCAGTTTGACAGGTGGATGACGGAAGCGGGCGCGTTGGAAAAGTAGCGGCAGTCAATCAAAGGAAGTTGTACCATGACCAGGCAGGATAAAAGAGTGGGATTGTGGTGTGCGGATAACGTCATACGATTCACGGACGGAACCGTCTTGCGTGACACCGCCCAACCCAACCGCCTTTTGGCGTGCATAATGTCAGGCGGCAAACTCACCGTCTATATGACTGATCCCGATATTTTGGACTCGTTTATCGCGCACGTCGTACACTCATTGCCCCACAACGAACACAATGCCAATCTGAGCTGGGACGCCATCATATCAAAAAAGGGGAAGTTTTTCGACTTCGTCGTGCGTATCGACCGTGAGAACTCGGCACGCTTTTTCGACATTTCCAACCTACTGCGTGAAAACTGCCGTATCACCATGACCGACACGCAACTACTCAATATCCTGTGTGAGTATGATGATCGCAACCTGTGCAAGATCACGGCGGGCGGGGCGAGTATGGAGGCTTTCGCGTCCGGCGAGTGGAAATGGTATTACGACAAATTCCCCCAGCTGGAACCGGAGGATAAAAAGTCGTTGCATGACGCCTATATCGGCGGTTTCATGGCCGCAAGAGAGGGGGTGTATGGCAAGGCTGTCGACGTTGACTGCAATAGCATGTATCCGAGCATTCTGCGGGATGAATGGCTGCCGTGGGGCGAACCGGAACGATACGACGGCGAATACATCCAAGATGATGGAATGCCATTGCATTGCGACGAACTCACGTTTCGCGCGGAACTCAAACCAAATGGCTACCCTTTTTTGCTCGACAACCGCAGCGTCTACGGGCTGAACCGTCTCACCTCGACACGTGGATACGTCACGCGCGTACTTACCGACATTGACCAAGGACTGCTCCGCAGGAATTACGATGTAAGCGTATACAAACATGTGCGCGGCTGGAAATTCCGCCGCTCTAAAGGGTTTTTTCGTTCGTTCGTGGATGAGTGGGGGGGGCTGAGGGAACGGGCGACGGGCGAGAAACGGCAGATGGCGAAACTGGTCATGAACGCGCTCGTAGGGAAAATGGCGAGCCTACCCAAGGGTTCCGTCATGCTCCCCACCTCCAAAGACGGCATGACATTGGACTGGGACGTCGCACAACGCGAAGAATCGAACCTGAAAACCGACTATCTCCCCGTACCCGTATGGGTCAACGCCTACGCACGCCGCAAACTCATGGACGTGTGCCACGCGAACGCCGACCGGTTGCTTTACGCGAACACGGACGGTTGCATCCTATCCGGCTGGGAACCGGTACGATCATGCGAGATCCATCCGACCGAACTTGGCAAGTGGAAGATCGCCGCACGATACGAAAAACTGACTATCCTGGGCATGAACCGGTATCAGGGATGGAGGGAAGACGGTGAGGTTGACGTATGCATGGCCGGAAACATGTTCTCCCGGCCCATCCCCTACGAAGAGTTTCGGCATGGGATGCAAGTCATGGATGATTACGGGACAATGGTTATGCTATAATACTTGTGTCTTCCTGAGCGTCGATTTTCGACTGGGAGCAACATGGGTCGGACTGCCACGGCCGAGAATGCCGCCGACCATGAAAATCACTATCGTGGCGGTAGTGCCCTACGATTTTCAGCTCGCGCTCACATAAGACAGTCTTGACCCCGCGTGATTTCGGGGTCATTTTATTTTCTTGCGACATGATATAATTTCCGTGGAACTATTGCCGATTGTTAGGAGTTTGTATGGCAGACCCAGATAATGACGGAGAGGAAACCACCACCCCACCGCCGACCGAAGAGGAACGGCAGACCGAAACCGTCGATGATGAGGTTAAGCCGAAAGAACCGGAGCCGGAACCGGAGCCGAACCGGGAGCCGGACGTTTCCGCCCGCCTTGACGCGATCGAAAAGGAATTGGCTGGACTGAAGGCCATGTTGGACACGCTCGGCTACAATGACCCCGCACCGTCCGACAATGACGGCGACGGAGACGATGACGGCACCGAATCCATCGAAGATCTGTTCGACTAAATAGTTAGGAGATATATATAATGTCCAATATTCGACCATTGGCGGGCAAGGGTGACGTTGAGATCTTCAATGCCGTCCGTAACGCCGCATCCCCGCAGTTCCAGGTCCGCATTCCGAGCGCCACGCAGGGCAATATCAGGCACTCCGTGGACACCATGCGCAATTACCCCTACCTTCGTGACGAGTTCACGGGCGTACTGATCCAGCGTCTCATCGGGCTCTATGTCCAGCACGCGGATTGGGATGACCCGCTCAAGCTGATCGGCTCACCGCGCACCCTCAAGCGCTACGGCTCCACTTACGAGCAGGCCGCCGTCGGTCTGGTCAAGGCACGCACCCGCAATTTCAACAAAGAGTACTTGGGCGACGACGTGTACGGGCGTTATTCGCTCCCGACCGCAAGCGTATTTCATCCGCTCACGTTCGACCATTATTACCCCGTCACCATCCCGGAAGACGCTTTGTTGACCGCGTTCGACGGCGAAAGCGGCATGTCGGACTACATCGCCGAAATCATGAACGCACCTATCCTCTCGGATAGAAACGATACGTATCTTATGAAGACGCAGACGTTTGCCGAGTACGCTCGTAAGGGCGGTTTTTATCGAGTCCACACCCCGGACGTCGGCAAGGCCGACTCTACCGAAGCGGACGCGAAGGGACTGTTGCGTCTCATCCAGCAGGTGGCGAACGAGTTGAAGGCGTCGCCAATGAGCGCCATGCCCCGATACAATGCCATGAGTTGGGTGACTCCGTGGCGCGATGGCGAAGCGATCCTGTTCGCCACTCCGCAGGTGATCGCCGCGCTCAATGTCGAAGCATTGGCCGCCGCGTTTAACGTCGACAAAGCCAATGTTCCGTATCGTATCATTCCCATCCCCGAAGACATGTTCGGTATCGGCGGAGAGGGCGGCAAGGTCCAGGCGGTGCTGACCACCGAAGATTTCTTCTTCTGCTGGGATGAACTGTTGGAGACCACCAGCTCCCCCGTGAACCCGATCGACGGCACGCGCAATATCTTCTACAAGCATCGCGGTTCCATCACTCCCAATCCTTTTGCCAACGCGATCCTTTTCTGGACCGGCGAAGGCTCCAACGAGTCCGTGACGTTGCCGGACACGCTCACCACCTCCAAGCCGGCATTCGAGCTGAAGGTGCGGAAATACGGTCAGTCCGCCATCACTCCCCAGAACGTGTCCCGTGGCGATCTCGTCCAGGTGGTGTCCACCATCACGAGCGCCAACAAGGAAACGGCGACGTTCCAGCCGACAGGCATCAAGTACGCGGTCGAAGGCGCAACCAGTCAGTTCAGCACCATTGACAATGACGGCATTCTGCGTTGCGGTTTGGACGAAACCGCCGAAACGCTTAAGGTCACCGCGCAGGCCACCTACATCAATCCGGCAACGCCTGAAATCAACCAAACCGTTTCCGCCGCACTCGATGTGCCGGTCGTCGGCACTTGGCTTGGCGGTTGGAAAGCCGGTGCCATCGAGTCTCTTGAGATCCAGGGCGAAAAGTCGGTGAAAGTGGACGGCCATGCGGCTCTTAAGGCGATCGCCGCCAAGACGGACGGCAACACCGCGGACGTCACCAATCTCGCCACGTGGACGGTGGACGCCCACGCGACCATCACCCCCAACGGGATGCTGACCGGAACCGCAGCGGGCGCCGCCAACGTTTCCGTGAAGTTTGCGGGAGCCGTCGGAACGGCAAAGGTCACCGTCACCGCATAGTGATGATAACCAGCCGGTAAAATAGGTGTGGATAGACTTCATCCACACCTATTGTTTTTTTCAGGAGGACTTTTATGAGCGCAAACGATCTGCCCATCAATTTCAGTTATGCGAAATGGACGCCAAACACCAGATTCAAACTGTGTAACGTGCCGTGGGACATGGGCTACAGGGATATAGTCAAATGGAGCGAGCAGGCTCAAAGAGATTATTTCGACCGATTGGACGGCATCGAGTTCACCGGCTGCGCCATGTCAAAATATGGCCTTCCGGTACGACTGCCGGTGCCGTTCGCCCAAGCGTGCCAATACAATTATCTGATCGCGACGAACGACTATGACTTCGATACCCCCCGTTCATGGTATTATTTCATCCAGACATGCGACTACATCAACGCCCACACCACTCAGCTCAATATCCAGCTGGACGTATGGCAGTCGTTTCAGCATGACATCCAATTGGGTAACGCCTATGTGGAAAGAGGCCATGTGGGGATTGCGAACGAGAACGCCTGGAAAGACTATGGGAAAACGTATTTGGATCTGCCCGAAGGACTCGATACCGGCAAATGCACCGTACTCACCAACGAAGCTTGGAAACCACTCATGGATATCGGCACTCATGATGGCGTGAAATATACATCCTACGGGCTGATCATCGTAAGCACCACCGATTTGGAAGCCGATACGGGCACCAAGGACAATCCGGTGGTCAACACCGCCACGGGCAGCGCGTTTGAAAGTCAGCTTAACGGCACATCCATGTATTATTTGGATACGCCCGCCGATGTCGTCACATTCTTCACCGAAGGCATGAGCGCACCGTGGGTCACCCAGGGAATTTGCGGCATCTATGCCGTACCGCATCTGCCGCAGGCGTTGTTGGACGGTCAGCCGAAAAAGACGGAACTTTTCGGACATTCCGTAGGTTTCATCGGTAATTGCTGGGAACTACGCAAGAGAAACGACAATGGCAACGCCCGCTACGCGGACATTGTCAACCTGAAGAATTTCCGCGACGCCTTCCAGTTGCCGGAACGCTACAAGTATCTGAAAAAGTTCCTTACGGCGCCATACGCCTATATCGAATGCTCGTGCCTGAACGGCACCGTGATCACATACGAGCCGGAACAGATTCCGTCCGCCGACCTGATCATTCGAGAGTCATGGAATTACGCGCCACCGTCCCTGCGCCTGAATTTCTATGCGCGCGGATATCATGCGGGCAATCTCGGCGAACGTCAACCATTGACGGACGGCAAAGGGTTGCCGATCGATACGGGCGAAATGCTCAACGCATCCTTTGGCATCACGAATTTCCCCACATTCATGGCGGTCAACAACGGCTCGGCTTTGACGCTTGCGAACAGCGCGTACACGCGCCAATACGCACGGCAGAGCGCGGATTGGAGTTTCCAGAAAACACAGATGGGCATCAATAACGCCTACGCTCAAGCCCAGCTCGGCACCCAGTACGCGAGTGAGCAAAACCGTCTTGGGATGTCGAACCGTAACGCCCTTAACGCGATCAGCAACCAGGCCGCGCAGATGGGGACCGATCTGACGCTGAAGAATCTCGGTTTCAGCAATCAGATGGCGCAGATCAACACCATCGGATCGGGTGTGGCCAACGCGGTCGGTTCCGCAGCCACGGGCAATATCGGCGGTGTGGCCGGAGCCATCGCGGGCACCGCCATCGGCGCGTGGACAAACCAGATGACTTACGACAACAATGTTTCGACGGCGAACCAACAATTGGCCAACACGCAAACCACCAACAACGCTTCGACCTCACAGGCCAACGCCTACGGTCTCGCGCAAACCAACTTAAGCAATCAGCAAACCATGCAATTGGCGGACATTAACAGACAGTTGGCGCAGGCCACGGCGCAAGGCGATTACGCCAACACGATCGCCGGCATCAACGCCCAAGTACAGCAGACCCAAACCGTACCGCCAACCACGTCCGGAGCATTGGGCGGTGACGCATTCAATCTTGCCAACGGTTTGATTGGCGTCATGGTGCGTTTTCGGCAGATACCACCGGCCGCCATGCGTTCCATTGGCGAAGTGTGGTTAAGGTACGGTTACTATGTCCAACGCTTCGTGAAACTGCCTGAAAATCTCATGGCCATGAGCAATTTCACGTACTGGAAACTGCACGAATTGTACGTGCGTTCGAGCACGTGCCCGGAAGAGTACCGATTGACGATCAAAGGCATTTTCGAAAGCGGTGTGACGGTGTGGGCCGATCCCGATAGGATCGGCGTCACCGATTATGCGGATAACGTGCCACTGGCCGGTATCGCATACTAGATATAATGGAGAGGGTCATATAGCTCTCTCCATTATTTTTTAGGACGGTGATCATGGGTAAACGCAATAATGCGCGTAAAGCGGCGCACTGGGACAATCAGAACGTGCTCGGCTCCATGTGGGGCGGCTTGAATCTGCCTGAAACGCGGCAAGCCTTGCGTATCAACCAATACCTTAAGCTGATTGAGATGTTGGCAGTGTCGCGTTTCAAATGGATCAACCTTCCTCCCTACATTGACGAGCGATACCTGGAACTGACCCTATTTGAAAACGGTTTGGCCCTCTTCTTCCCCGACAAACGCAAAGGGGTGCATCGTTTCATGGTCACGTCAGGCAATATCGGCGGAGTCAACAACTATAATAATCCGACGTCTTTCCAGCCGGTTGCCACGAACTACTCGCACCCGCAAATAGGGTCGAAGGAATGCGTGCCGATTTGGGACAACCAACTGCGTTGCACCATGATCGATGTCGCGTGGAACTACGCCACACGACTCGCGATCGCCGACCGTGCGCTCGATGTTAACCTTGACAATATCAGTGTGCCGTTGATTATCGCCACGTCCGAAACCAACAAGCTCACCGCCCAAAATCTGATGAAAGCGAGGGAAGACGGAGACCCGTACATTTATACGTACGACTCGGCGGACATTACCGGCATATTCCGGACATTCCCTAACGCCACCCCGTTTCTTGCGGATAAGATCATCACGACGAAGACGCAGATTTGGAACGAACTCGTAAACTACCTCGGCATCGACAACAGCACCACGGAAAAGAAGGAACGACTGCTCGAATCGGAAGTGACGGCGGGCAATTCCCGTACGAACGTGTTCCGCCTGAGCTGCCTGAAGGCGCGTCAACAGGCGTGCGACACGATCAACCGACTGTGGCCGCAAATGGCCGACTCCGGGAAGCCAATCGGAGTCGAGTGGAACGACACCACCAGCGGCGGTCTGCTGGATGTCGAAGGCAACAGGGAGGAGGACTGATGGTGCAAGATCTGAGCATGTATGCGGTTAAAGACAGCATGGCGGATTACACGTTGACGCTTGGCAATCTGATCGCACGCGGCTTCGATACGGATGAAAAACTGCATTTGAGCGCCCGATATTACCCGATTTTCGACGAAAACCATAGGGCGAGGCTGAACGAGAAAATCGTGGCGCACTACGCATTGCGTGAAATCGGCTCGGAAACGCCGCAGATGTTCGTCTTTTATCTGGGGCGTACCATGCGGGAGCAGATGGACTATTTCAACCAGCTCTATCTGTCCGCGCAACGCAAGTTCGACCCGTTCGTCACGTCCGACATTCGCCAGGAAATGGACTCTGCCAGCACTAACGAGTCGAGCGGCAAATCCACTGGAAAACAATCCAATACGTCCACCGCCAACAGCACGTCCGACACTACCGCCGACAATTCCAGCATGACGTTCAACAGCGAGTTCCCGCAAACCCGTATCGACGATTTTCGCAAGTACGCCACCACCGCAAGCCAGACGGATTCAACCGGCAACACGCATACGGCAACCCAGCAGGACAGCACCGCCACCGCATCCAGTACCAGCAACACGGATTACGCGCATTCCTCCGACAAGGGCAATTCCACGTCGCATACGTTCGGGACCAGCGGATCCCAGTCCCAACTCCTGCAGGACTGGCGTAACACCATGCTTAATATTGACATGATGGTAATCAACTCTTTGGATGACCTGTTTATGGGCATGTGGGGCAGTGGCGACAATATGACCAACGTGCCACAGCTTTACGGCACGAGTCTTGCCTACAATCTCGGCCATTAGAGTATACTTGACTTGAGACAGATCGGAGGATGTATGGACGGAATCAACATGTGCGCCGCGCCCTTGGATATCGACCCGCGACAACGGTATTTCACCACGGTTCAGCCGTTTTCGTACCGAGACACGTTGACCGTATTGGGATACGTGCAGGAGGTGGCCGAACATCTCGACCAGCTCAGGGAACAGCTCGACAATCTCGCCAAGGACGAGGACGCGGACGTCGAAGCCATCAAGCAGCTGATAGCCGGTTTCAACGAGCGGTTCGAACGCATCGACGAAACTTTGGACGACTTGAAAAATCAGGTCGGACAATACGAAGACTCCGATCTGACCTATAATCCGACGCGTGGCAAGTACGAAGACTCGAAAAACACCAATCGAGACATGTACCGCGATTTGGCCGTGTTCGGCGCGCGGGTCGATCAGATGGCTACCGTAACCACGGCTCAGGCGGCACAGCATGATTGCATCACTTGGGCGGTGTTAGGCAACCGTGAGATTTTCGGCAACGAAGAACCGCGGGTAACGCCCCGACCTCAGAATCGGCAACCGACACCGCCGCCGGCATCACCGGAAAAAGGATATATCCCAGTCGACGGAGTCACATCACCGGGAACCCAAGCGACATATTCCATCGTCCATGAAAAGAAGGGGGAATGATGGATATGAGCCTAGGGCGCACCCCAGCCGGAACGATGGTCACGGACGGGGCGACCGATTTTTATTCATGCGGTAACCGCATCCACATCAGAGAGGAAGAAAAATGAATGAAAATGACGAAAACCGCGACATATACGGGCACACCACAACCTACGGCCTACCTCTCTACACCGACGACACCCCGTCCGATCTGCGCGACGGATATAATCGGGCGATGGTAATGATCGACCGACTCATGCACCAACTCGAAACCCTCATCCGCGAAACCAAAGGAGCAAGCCGATGACCACCATCTACGACAAAACCGACAACTACGCTCTCAACCTCTACGGGGATAGTGACCCCGCCGATTTGCGCGACGGATATAACGGATCCATGCGCACCATTGACTCCACGCTCGAAACGCACCTCAATCGTATCGAGGGTGTGGAATCGCGTGAAACACATGGCGAAGAAGTGGTCAAGGCGCTGGTTGGCGACAATACGGTGGGCAACGCCGCCGCAAGCAAGGCCAAATGGGATAAAGCCGGTACCGACGCCGCCGCCGCCGCCGCAGCGGCCACCGCCGCTGCAGGCAAGGCAGACGGCAATGGCGCCATTCTCGCCGCGCTCGGCGCGGACACCGCCGCGCACGCCACCGAAGCGAAAGCCAAGTGGGATAAAGCGGGAGTGGACGCCACTACCGCCATCGGCAAGGCCGACTCGAACAAAACCATCCTCACCGCGTTAGGGGCCGACACCACCGCGCACGCCACCGCAAATAAGACAAAATGGGATAAAAACACTACGGACATCACCACACTATCCACTTCGGTGGGCAATAATTCCTCTCAGATTGCGCGGATTCTGGAAAAACTGGGGCAGGCGCAGTACGAGGACGGATATTTAGTGACGTTTGGCGACTCGTACGCCGACAGCACGAAAAGGGAGCATACGTGGTCATACCAATTGTCCACCATGTTTCCGGAATTGCAGTGGAAAAACTATGCGAAGAGCGGTGCCGGTTTCAACGTGTCCAACATTGCGACGTTTGCCCAGCAGATCGCCAACTGCGTGGCCGATGCCAGTGTGGACAAAGACAAGGTCAAGATCGCCGTATGCGCCGGTGGACGTAACGACATCCTGGACTACGACACCGGACTGACCAAGGCGCGTGACGTCGTTGCGGCGATGGAGACGGCGTTTCCGCACGCGATCATCGTGATCGCCCCAATGCTCTTCGACCATGCCACTCTCAACGAAACCGGAATGCAGAAATATTACGCACTGCTCAACGGTGCGACCACCGCCGCGGCCGGAGACCGTCGCGTCGTGGTGGCGGACAGCGCCTACGTTTGGTGCAAGGGCGAAGACAGTTGGTTCCCGTCGGGAGACATTCACCCTAACGAGACTGGAGCCAAGGTTATCGCAAAATATCTCTACACGGCGTGCCGGGACAGCTATCGCGGTAGACACGCGTACGCCGTTTCAATGTTCGGCTCCATGCCGGTGGAGTTCACTCTGCAAAACGGCGTTGTCACGGTAGACGGACAGGGCGATATTCCATCAATCGGAGGGGGCAAGGGTGGATCCATGGCGAAATGGGCGCGTCCACGTCACAATATTTGGGCGTGGATAGTCACAGGTGGTTCCACCAGCACTCCGCGGCTGGGGTTCATTCAGCCAGACGGAACCTGGGGAGTATATAATCCGACCGTATCCGACCAAGGACACGCGAGCTTCGTGGTATCCTACGCCGCTTAGTCTCCGACAATCCACACATGGCCATGCCACTATAATGGTGGCATGGCTATTACTTTCGAAGATTGGATCAAGCAGACGCAAGGCCGATACTGGGACATGGACGGCGCATACGGGGCGCAATGCTGGGACTTATGGGCAAAATACAGTATGGATATGTACGGCATGAGCATCCAGGATTGCATAACCCCAACCGGTTATGCGGGCGGCTTGTACACCGCATACCCCGTGTCGGCACGGTGCGAACAAGTGTACGAACGCATTCCAGCCAATGGGTACTCGCCGGTAGCGGGAGACGTGGCAATATGGGGATATGGCACGTATACTCCCTATACGCACGTGGCGATGGTCGCGGCAGATGGCGTAAAAGACGAGCAAATCTACGTTATCACACAAAACCCCGACGTCAGCGCACTCAAATGGTTCCCCACCACCGGACTCTTAGGCTACCTGCATCCCCGTACCATGCCGAAACCGGACGTGGACAATCCGACCGGCGACAACAACCAGGGCCACCCCGACACGTCACGCGGTGGCGCGTGGATACATCGGCAGGGCGACAACCTCTACTTGCACGAGACCGACAATGCCGGGGCGCGGACACGGGTCTTTTACTATACTACGGCCAATAATTTTTCGGAAAAAGCGTCGCAATCCCAGCCGTCAGACTCGCAAGGACAGGGGCACCCGTCCAGCTCGGTCAGTGCGGAAAACTCGTACGCGCTCTATGTGGTTGGCACGGTTGAGTCCGGTTTGCGCTGGGATGCGGTGGAGGCCGCCAATTTGCAGGGTATCGGCATTGCGCAATGGAGTTTCGGGCGACGCCTGCAAGTGCTCAACGCCATGCGAGCCGCCGATCCAACCGGATATGAGGCATTCAAAACCGCCGCGCCTGGAATAGCCGCGCTCATGGAGTCGGGCGGCACGTTCGAACGTTCCCTCACCTCGGCGGAAGCAACGGCGTTTCGCACATGGGCGGCACGCAATGGGTCACGCGAAGGGCAACGCAAGCAGTTCGCGGAAGACTATGCGGGCTATCCTAAAGAGTATGATGACACGAAAATGCAGATCCTTTGGGTTACGGCATACCACCAGTCACCGGCGAACGCGCTGAAGGTGCCGAAAGCGTCGAACCTGGCACAGCTAAAAAGCAACATTCTATCCACGTTCCCGTTCGGCCCGTATACGACTCGATACAATCAGGCATATTCGTTATTGAGTGTGTGGGATGGCAAGTCCAATCCTCCCGCGTTCTAAAGTGTGGTATACTTGATAGTGGTGGTGGTTATGTGATGACCTTTCCTTCGAACAGCCGCCAGATGATAGGTTGGTGAAGGGCGTGCGAGTCATGGCGCACGCCCTCCACTGGTTTCAGGAGGTTTGCAATCATGACATTGCAGACGCTTGACGAGGGCGATTATTACGATCTGCATAATCTGTTGACGCGAAACGCTCCATGGAATTTCATAATTGGCGCGCGTGGCCTGGGCAAGACGTTCGCCGCGAAACGGTACGGCATAAAAGAATATCTCAAGCACGGCCATGAGTTCATTTATTTGCGCCGCACGGATGTGGAACAGCACCGCAAGGAAACGTTTTTCAAAGACATTCAGGAATTTTTTCCGTCCTATGAATTTCGTGTCAACGGGGAAAAAGGGCAATTGCATAAGACGTCATGGGACGAGAAGGACTGGCGGACATGCTGTTATTTCGTCGCGCTCTCTCAAGCGGGCGGATTGAAATCAGTGGCCTACCCTAAAGTGCACTTGATTATTTTCGACGAGATCTTCCCCGACAATCTGCGATTCCTAAGCAATGAGGTAAACTCGTTTTCCGAATTCTACAACACGGTTGACCGTTGGCAGGATAGGACGAAAGTACTGTTTTTGTCTAACGCCGTTCAAAAAGCCAATCCATATTTCGCGAAATACCGGCTCGACATTGGCTCTCAGCAAGCCAACCAACAACAATACAAGTCGTATTGCGGTGGGTTCGTATGTCTCGAACTGGCCGACTATGGCGGATTCAGTGCGAAAGTCGCACAATCCAAGTTCGGCAGATTCCTGGAACGATACGACAGCGACTACGCCGACTATGCGATCAGAAACAAATTCCGCGATGAATCAGACACATTGCTGGCGCCCATACCGAGCGACGGCGAACTCTCCTACGTGCTGGACACTACCGACTACGCACGGTTCGGCGTATGGGTAAGCGTGTCCGAACGCGACGGGCATGTTTCACAATATGTTTCACGGCGCATACCCAAAGACAATAACCGGCCGACATACACGCTTGACCCGAACCATGTCGACGAAAAAACGTGGTACGTCAAAAAGTCAGATGATATCATAAGACGACTCACCACCGGCTATCGACTGGGAAAAATTCGTTTCGACGATTCACAAGTAAAATCCGACTTTGGCTTGATCATAGGAGAATTACTAGGAAAGTAAGGAGACAATCAATGACAATGACGACAACGGACGTATGGTGTGTGTTCGCAGTAGTCTTCTTCGTCATCGTGGATTACGTCACCGGTATCGCAAAATCCATACTCAACAACACGTTGAGTTCACAGAAAATGCGGCAAGGCCTATGGCACAAGTTCGCCTACCTCATGCTCACCCTGGTAGCCTATTTTGTGGACATGATCAATCTACACATAGATCTCGGACTGCCGGTCAGCGTGTTCGTCTGTACCGTAGGCGGCATCAGCCTCATCGAACTCACCTCAATCCTGGAAAACATTACCGCCATCAACCCCGAACTGGCGGACGCCCCATTTATGAGCGTGTTCGCAAACACCAATACCCCCAAACATAGGAAGGAAGGAAAACTGACATGAACATTCAAGAATGGATGAACAACGTCAACGGCAAAACCATCGACATGGACGGTGCATACGGCGGGCAATGTTGGGACTTATGGAGCAACTACGCCCGCAACGTATACGGCATTCCGGCCGCCGACACTAACACCGTAGACGGATACGCCGCAAGCGTCTACACTGCACGATATGACCGATCCAAAGCATTGCAAAACACGTTCATCCGCGAAGCAGGCACCTACACGCCGGTTTACGGTGACGTAGCCTTTTGGGACGGCAATGGCATGAACCATGTAGCGACTGTCTCTTATACACATCTGACGCTGCCGACGAACTCTAGGGTGTAGAT